CTCCTCATACACTGGAGCCCATAGTTTCTCACATTGTGCCTTTTCAGCTGGTAATAATCTTTCCATTATGTCTAGGATATGTTGAAGATCAGGGGCAAAAGGGCATCCTTTACAACCAGTTCTTTTAAAATTAAAAGGTGGATAATAAAGTTTACATAATTTAATATTATGTGTTTCTATAAACCAATCTTCCCATTCATCAGTAACTACTGTCAAAGGATGAAATTTTTTTAATTTATTACTTTTGCTAGTTACAATACAATTAATATTTACTCTGTTTCCACCTTCAACTCTTTTCATACCCGTAATAACGATACTTTTATTATTCTCTTTTTGCCATTTAACAGCTGGCTCTTTCTTTAGTTTGAAACAGCACATATGAGAATATTTATATTTACCTCTTTCTTCAAATTGATATAATAATTTCTTAGGGCATTTAAAAATTGTTGAATTACCATTCTTATCTATTCCTGTTATATACCGTTTTAAAAAAGGGGCTTTTGAATTTCTATTAAACTCATATATACGTTGCGAATGTTCTTTACTTTTAAAAGGATAGCCATATTCTTCAAGTATATTTTTAATATTTTTGGTTGGGCTAATTAAAACAAATCTATCGTCATTTGCAGCTAACCCCTTAACAAATTTAACTATTTCTAAATACTCAATGCCCGTATTAATAAAAACTCGTGGTATTTTATTGTTCGGCAACGCTAAATCTAATAAATAATGCAAAACTGTGCTATCTTTTCCACCGCTAAAAGATAAATATGCATTATTTTCTAAATCGTATTGTTTGTTAATGGATTGAATTTTAGCAATTCTATCAATTTCTAATAATTCATAATCTGTCATACTTCGTTCCCCCAACAATCCCAACCATCAACTGTTTGTCTTGCAAAGAGTTCTATTCTTGGTATATCACCAAACAAATCAACAATTCGATTTCTTACTTCATTTGGTTTTTTGCTATGTTCTTCGATTTTAGATAATATAACTTGTTGAACAGATCTACTTACTCTTTTTAAAGGGTTTCCTTTAACAGCTAACAAACAAATTTCATTATTTGCTCTTGTATAATAACCCATTCCAATAAAAGGTTTAGAATTCCTTTTATTTAATTTAACCCAAGAAAACCCACAAGTTTTATATGTAAATCCCCATTTCTTAATCAATTCTAATCCTTCTTCTAAACATGGATAAGTTACCCATAAGAAGAGAACACAATTATTTTCACACAATTTAGGAATGGGCAAATTTTGTATATCTGTCTTACTCATTGTCGGATAATGACTTTCTGCACTTCTACCATGTCCTTTATTTGACCATACTTTATATTGCCATGGCGGATCAGCATAAATGATTGAATATTTTTTGTTTGTGTTAAAAATATCAACCTTCATGTTTCCCTCTATGTTTTGCAAAATAAATATCTAAACTACTTGCTAAAAGTGGTTTTAAATGTTTTTCTCTGCAGAAGTTAATATAGTCTAACCATTCAAATTTTTTGTTCATATCATAATCCTAGCCTTTGCTCAATTGTTAAATCACCGATCAATGATCTTAATTTTTGATTTTCTTCATACAAATCATTAATTTTGTTTCTTGCTTTTGCAAGTTCATCTAATAAATCTTCGTTATAATCCGTAAATCCTAGCAGTATGTTTGGATTAGTTTCTAATTCTATACATAATTTTTCAAGATCATCAGTTCTTGGAAAGTTTAAACCAAGTTCCCAACTTGACAAAGTTGATTGTGATACTCCTAATTTTTTTGCTAGAGCATCTTGTGAAAATTTTTTATTTTCTCTTAATTCTTTTAATAATTCTTTTTTCATTGTTCCTCCTCAAAACCAAATAATTTGTTTAAATTTTTTTCTATCGGTTTTTCTAAATTATCTAATCTTTCTAATCCATTTAAAATAGATTTTTTAAAGTAAGAAAATTTATCATCTATGTTATCTTGCCTTTTTTTAATTTCTGCAATTGTATATTTAATTGCAGATAATATTTTTCTGTAATTATAATGTGTAGCAAGTTCTCCTAAAAAATAGTTATATTCTGCAATATCCAAATCATATAATGAAATAAAATTGTTATCTATTAAAACAGTTGTATAATAATTTAAAATAGGAGATCCTACTTTTTTTTCTTTAATTGTTTGGTTATCTTTTATCCTATATTTATCTTTTTTATCTATCTTATTTTCTTTTTTATTTTGTGTATTATTGTCAACATTAACTAGATTATTGTCAACATTAACTAGATTATTGTCAACATTAATAAATTTAGACATAATTCGGGCAGATTCTGACATTGACGATTTTGTGCATTTTAATGCCTCTTGTTCTTCTTCTTGCGTTAAAAGCCAATATTTAGATTTGTCAATGTTCCTACGTCTGGCAGTTGATATCAACCATTGTTTTTCGATGCTGCTTGATGTAATAATGCCTTTTGCGACGAGGTTACTATCAATTAATTCGCACTCCGCTATTCGGTAAATTACTTCAATGACTCTATCTACTTTAGTAAGGTTTTGTCCCCTTATATCTCGAAAAATAAGCCTAGCAAGAGACTGTACGCTTATTTCGAGATAGTAACCTTCTTGGTACACTAAAGTCAGAATTCGCAGGTATACAACTATTCCTAGATAACCCACTTCCATTATTAATTCTTGGATTTTTGGGTCATCAAAAAATTTTACATCTAAAGGAAAATACGATAGACCCTTTTTAAATGGTCTAGCCATAACAACTCCTATTCAGGGCATACCCAAACAGGGCATCCTGCAATTTTTTTAATTTCTGTTTTAAATCTTGTTGCATCAGAATTTCCACTAGAAAGATGCAACAAATATATTTCTTTTATTTGTTTTAAATCTTGTTGTAAAATAAACTTTTTGACATTTTCCAATTCAAAATGTGATTTTAAAAGTCTTTTTGCCATTATTTTTGGCAATTTGTCATTTTCAATATTCTTTTTTATTAAATCATAAGCATAATTACATTCAATCATTAAATAATTAATTGTTTTAAATCTATTTTTTATGTAATAAGTATCTGTAGCAAATAATATTGTTTCATTAGTAATATTGCTTTTTAAATAAAATCCTACAGGTTCTTTAGCGTCATGTTCTGTTTCAAAAGGAATCATTTGAAAAGTACCAATTTTATATATTTTATTTTTTTCTATAATTTTGGTATAAGTTTTATTTAATTTACAATTGAAATTTTCAAATGTTCCTTTTGTTGCATAAACATCTTTACAATTTTGCAAAATTTTTATAAGTGATGAACAATGATCTTTGTGTTCATGGGTTACTAAACAAGCTAAAAAATCCATTTTTGTAAATTTTCTTATTTTATCTATCGAAATTCCACATTCAATCAATAATTTAGTTGTTCCATCACTTATCAAATAACAATTCCCTTTGCTACTTGAAGCAAAACTGTTTATAATCATCAAAAATATTTTCCTTTTTTTTCTTCTTTTATTTCTTCTTGAAACGATAATTGTTCAGAAGCATTTGCTTTAGTTTCTATTTCATCTTTTACTTCATTTGCTGTAGTTTCGATATAATCTTGTTGTATTGCATCATACATTTCATCTTCGTTCTTTATCATAGTTTCTGCTAATAAATCGTCATCATTTGAAGTTTGAAGAATCATTTTAACTAACCGATTAATTACAGTTCTTTTCATAAATTCCCCTTCAAAATCAACATGATCTCTTTTATTGCTAGGACTAGGATTTTTAAGCCATGACTCTTTGATTTCAGTTTTTGTCATTAAAGCAGATCGTTTTATCCCATTTGCAATAACTGTTGCATATGCTCCAACTCTATTATTTTTAAGTTTATTTTCCCAAGTTGTTTTATGAGATAATACGATTTCTTCTCCTAATTCGTTATAACCTATTTCTACATTATCTCCTTCATAAATAATTGTTCCTATAGGTTCTGTTTCGATTCCTTTTAATCTTTTAATTGATGCACATTTTCCAAAATAAGATGTGAACCAACCTAATCTATTACCATAAACTATAAAATATCCTTGCTTTTTAACAGGGTTAAGTCCTAAAATTGCCATTTCAAGCAAAGCATTAGCAATACTTTCTTTAGTACAAACTTCTAAAGCTGGCTTATTATTTTTATCTTTTAAATCTTGAATAATTAACCATGCAGATGATAAAGCATTGCCAACTGAATAATTTTTTGGAAGATTTAATCTTCCTTTATTTGTTAATTCTAAAACTCTATTTTGTACATTATCTGCTAAATTTTTTTCCATAATTTGATTGTTTGAAATTTGTTGAACTTGATTCATTATTTAACCTCCATTTTTAGTTCTTTTTCATTTTCTTTAACATATAATTTAATGATTTGTGTATTTGCTAATTCTTCAAAATTTGTAACACTTTCTGCATTATCTATAAAAATCGGAGCAATTGTATTCTCTACTTTTTGCAAAGTTTTTATAATATCTAACCCTGCATTAATTTTTGCTGCATTATTTGCATCTTCAAAAGGCACTCCGTCTATTGTTGCATAGCAAACTTCTTCATAACCTCCATTAATCTGCTCTTTAAACATAGTAAACTTTACTTTTTCAAATAAATTGTTTACATCTTTTTCAATTATTTTAATCTTAGTTTTTAGAAATTTTTCACAAAGCATTACTTGATAAATAGCTTTGTTGTATTCTTCTGCCATTTTTTGTTGTTCAATTGTTAATTCTTCAATTCTTTTTCTATTAGCAAGATTTTGCTCAAATCTTGCTTTTTGATTATATAGTTCATCTAACTTCAATTGCTCTTGCTTAATTACAAAAGCAAGTTCAGTTGCAGAAGTAGATTCTTTTAATAATTCTTCTTTTTCCTCTTCTTTTTTAGTAATTTTATTTTTAGTTTCTAAAATTTCTTCTGAATCTTGAACTTTTAAATTTTCAGTTTCTAAAATTTCTTTACTTTTATTTTCTATTTGCAATTGTATTTCTTCCGATTTTTTTAAAACAATTTGCAATTCGTTTTCTAAAGCCATTTTTTCAGCATTTAACGCATTTTTTTCAATATCCAAAGAATTTATTTCTTCTTTTAAAAACTTGCCGTTTTTAATGGCTTTTTCAAGCTTATTTGCTTTGTCTAAATTAAATAATTCTATAGCTTTATCTATTTCTCCAGATGGCAATTGCTGACCACAAGTTGGACAAATACTATCACCATCATATTCTAAATTATCTATTTCTTCGCATTGCTTATATGCAAGTTCTATTTTTGATTTTAAATCTTCAATCTCATTTTCTTTCAACTCAATATTTTTTTGGCACTTTGAGATTAAAGATTTTTTTTCAAATAATAAACTTTTTATTTTAAATTCTTCGTTTTGCAAATTAAAAAGTTCATTTTGTAACTTTTTAAGTTTCTCATTTTTATCCTTTAAATTTTCTAATCTTAATTTTTCTAACAAAGAATTTAATTCAGATATTTCAGAATTTAAAGAGTTTAACAAAACAATATTTGTTTTTGAATTTTTTTGTATTTGTAATTCTGCAATATATTCTTTTTGTTTTTCAATAGAAATAGAAATTTTTTCTATTCCCTCTTTATCATCAATATCCAAATTTGTAATCATATTATTGAGTTCTTCAATTTTATATTCAAAAGATGGAAGTTGTTTATTTATACTTCCTGCATTTGATTTATGCTTAGCGATTAATTCCTCTATAGATGATGTTTTTAAATCTTCTAAAAGAGAATATAATTCAACATCTTTTTCTACGATATCCAAGTTAGAAATATTTGGTATTGCTTTTAACAATACATCTCTTTTTGTTTTTTTATCCATTCTATTAAAATAAAATGGAGCTGTTAGCATTCTAAAGGAATCTTCATTGCATAATTTATCTACCTCTTGTTGATATTCCTTTAAAAGTTTTGGTGATCCATCTTTAAAATAAGATGTTTCATGTCCAGTAAATGTTGAAGTTGTTTCACCTCTTTTTTTTGTGTACTTTTCTCTAAGTACTTTTTTTAATTCAATTTCCTTTTGACAATTTTCATCTTTTAAAGAAAATACTGCTGAAACTGAATATTCAGCATTGTGTAAAATATTGCCATTAACATCTATTGGTTTAATACTAAAATCAGTACTTCCTGCACTATTTTTGTTAAATAGCAACCATAAAAAAGCATCTACAATTGTAGTCTTACCAGTAGCATTATCGCCAAAAATGTTAACTGATAAATTATCAAATTCAAAGGATTTATTTTTTATTCCTTTAAAATTTTTTATTTTTAATTCTTTAATCCTGATTTCTTTCATTAAATCACCTTTAAACACATTGCATGACGTGTTTCCCCATCAATTTCTATAGTTTTTACGAATGGAGCAATTGTCATTTTCATGCCATAAAACCGATTTGCAAAAGCAATAGCTTTAATCGCTTGATTTACTGCAGATGCTCCAACTACCAATATTTCAATCGGCTCTTTCTTGTAATTTTTGTGAATTACAAAACCTAAACTGGTTGGTTTTGTTTCTTTTGAACATTTAAGTTCCATTTTTTCTTTCCTCCTTTAATTTAAAAATTTTGCCTTCTTTTACTTCAATTACTCCTTCTTTG